GAACAAGAAAATCAGTTTTCATTGGGCAGATCTACAGAAATTTCACGTGATGAACTTAAGTTTCAAAAGTTTATAGATAGATTACGTTCACGATTTAATTATCTTTTCTATAATATTCTTAAAAAGCAATTAATTTTAAAAGGATTAATTACAGTAGAAGATTGGGATAATTGGAAAAACGATATAATCGTTGATTACATGAAAGATAATCATTTTACTGAATTACGTAATGCTGAATTACAAAGAGAAAGATTACAGACTTTAGATCAGATGCAGCAATACGTTGGAGAATTCTTCTCAAAAGAATGGATTATGAAAAACGTTCTGCAGATGGATGATGAAGATATGAAAAATATGAAAGATCAAATTGATCAGGAAATGAAAGACGGTGAAATTGGTCCAGATGATGACCATATAAACCCAGGACAATCTGAGGAGTAAATAATGTCAGAACTTGAAAGCTTTATTGATGCAGTAGCACAGCAAGATTTTAACCAAGCAAACAGTGTATTTAATGATATGATCGGACAGCGTATGTCTGATGCTTTAGATCAAGAAAAGATTGCTGTAGCAGGTAAAATTTTTAATAACAAAGAACCAGAAGAATTAGAGGCTTCTGAAGATGAAGATGATGATGTAGAAGATTTTACTGATGAAGAAATCGATGATGCTATCGACGATCTAGAAGATCTTGATATCGAAGACGAAGATGATATCGAAGACGAAGACGAAGACGAAGAATAATTACTTTTAATTAGAAAATTTAATTTATATAAATAAATGTAAACAAAATGAAAACATTTAAAAACATAAGAGAACTTGCAGGTAGGAAGCCAAGTGGTACACCAGTCTTTGATAAAAAGCTTGGGAAAATTCCTGTAAAGATCACTAAAGAAAAAAATGTTTTTGTTGTTTATATCGATGGCGATAGACTCGATGCTTATAAGTCTCAAAAGGAGGCTGAGAAAATGGCAAAAGAGTTTATTAAACAATATAAAGGTTAATAGATGAAGCTAATATCAGAATATACAGAAAATGATGTTCAATGTATCGTTGAAAAAAACGAAGATGGCTCAAAGAGTCATATCATTGAAGGTATCTTTGCAATGGCTGAATCTAAAAATAGAAACGGTCGTATTTACCCTAAGGCAATCATGGAGAAAGCCGTAGGAAAATATGTTACTGAACAAGTTTCCAAAGGTAGAGCCGTAGGTGAGTTAAATCACCCAGACGGACCTACTATTAATTTGGACAAAGTTTCTCATCTCATTACTGAACTTAAGTGTGAAGGTAATAATGTGATGGGAAAGGCACGAATTTTGGATACTCCAATGGGTCAAATTGTAAAAGGTTTGCTTGAGGGCGGTGTTCAACTAGGTGTCTCAACTCGTGGTATGGGTAGCCTCGAGCAACGTGGCGGTACTATGTACGTCAAAGATGACTTTATGCTTAATACGGTTGATATCGTACAAGATCCTTCTGCACCAAATGCATTTGTTAATGGAATTATGGAAGGTGTTGATTGGATCTGGAATAATGGACTCATCGAAGCTCGGGAAATTGAAAAAATAGAGACTGAAATTAAACGTGCTCCGCGTTCTGACCTTTATGAGGTTCAAGTTCGTGAGTATAAGAATTTCCTCTCGTTATTGAAATCTTAAATTAGGAGTCAAACATGACTGATCAAATCGAAGACCAGGATGTAGAGCTCGACGAGGAAATCGAAGAAGCTCACGATCCAAAGAACGCAGAAAAGCAGTCTGTTGATGCAACAGCAAAAGCTGGGGATGCTACTAAAAAAGCACCTGCCCGTAAAGGCGATAAAGCTAATGCACAATCAACAGATCTTAAAAACGCTGCAACAAAAGCCGAGTCAGTAGAATTTAATGGAGACTTTAGTGAAGACTTAAATGCTCTTGTTGAATCTGAGGCTACTCTTTCAGAAGAGTTTAAAGCCAAAACAGCGATTATTTTTGAAGCTGCTCTAAAATCAAAACTTTCAGAAGAGATCGATCGTTTGGAAACTGAATATCAAGAACAACTTGATGAGCAGGTTTCAGGCATCAAAACAGATCTAGTCGAGAAAGTTGATAGCTACCTCAACTATGTGGTTGAAAATTGGATGGAAGAAAACAAATTGGCAATTCAATCTGGACTTCGTTCAGAAATTGCTGAAGGTTTCATGGATAAGTTGAAAGGCTTGTTTGTTGAATCTTATGTTGAAGTTCCAGAATCCAAAGTTGACCTAGTTGATGAACTTGCAACTGCTAATGAAGAACTGGAAGTACAGTACAACGAAGCAGTAGCTAAAACGCTAGAGATTTCGGAAGAACTAGAAGTCTTTAAGCGCCAAGCGATCATTCGCGAAGCGTCAAAAGATCTAGCTGAAACCCAAGTCGAAAAGCTTGCATCACTCGTAGAAAGTATTGATTTCGAAGATGAAGAAACTTTTGCTTCAAAAGTTGCTACTATCAAAGAATCATACTTCACCAAAAAAGCTGCTACAATTTCAGAAGAAGTTGTAGATGACGACGACGATAATACCGTCGAAGTTTCTCCTATGATGGAGCAGTACCTTAACGCAATTCGCAAAACAAATAAGTAAGTAGGAGATCCAATTATGGAAACTTATGATCGTCTCGTAGAGAAATGGTCTCCAGTCCTGAACGAAGAGTCAGCTGGCACCATTAAAGAAGCACACAAGCGTGCAGTTACTGCAGCTGTGCTTGAAAACACAGAAAAAGCATTGGCAGAAGAAGGTAGCCGTGCGAATTTCTTGGCAGAAGCACCTGCCGCAAACGCAACAGGTAATGCAGATAACTGGAATCCAGTACTTATCTCACTCGTACGTCGTGCGATGCCTAACTTGATGGCATATGACATTGCTGGTGTACAGCCAATGACAGGTCCAACTGGTTTGATCTTCGCAATGAAGTCAAACTACAAAACAACTCGTGCTGGCGCAACAGCTGGTAACGAAGCTCTGTTTAATGAAGCCGTAACTGGTTTCTCTGGTGATTCAGGTGGTACTCAATCACAAGGCGCTTCAGGTCTTTCAGGCTTGACAGATGGCGACGCAGATTCAACAATTGATGACTCACGTACAGGTCCAGACTTTGGTGGCGGTATGACAACTACTGAAGCTGAAGGTCTAGGTACTTCAGGTGCTACTGCATTTGCTGAAATGGGTTTCTCCATTGAAAAAGCAACTGTAACTGCCAAGTCACGTGCGTTGAAAGCAGAGTATACTCTAGAGCTTGCACAAGACTTGAAAGCAATCCATGGTTTAGACGCAGAGACAGAATTGGCAAACATCTTGTCAACTGAAATCTTGGCTGAAATCAACCGTGAAGTTGTACGTACAATCAACTCTCGTGCGAAAACTGGTGCTACTACTGGTAACACAGCAATCAATGGTATCTTCAATGTGCAAACAGATGCAGATGGTCGTTGGTCAGTTGAGAAGTTCAAAGGTCTGATTATTCAAATCGAGCGTGAAGCTAACACAATTGCAAAAGAAACACGTCGGGGTAAAGGTAACTTCATCGTATGTTCATCTGATGTTGCTTCTGCGCTTTCAGCTTCTGGTATGTTGGATTACGCTCCGGCGCTTGCAACTAACTTGAACGTTGATGACACAGGTAACACTTTTGCTGGTGTACTGAATGGTCGTACTCGTGTATACATCGACCCATATGCAACTGCTGACTATGTAACTGTTGGTTACAAAGGCACAAACCCATATGACGCCGGTCTATTCTATTGCCCATACGTACCACTAACTATGGTCCGTGCAGTTGGTGAGAATGACTTCCAGCCACGCATCGGGTTCAAAACTCGTTACGGCATGGTTGCTAACCCATTCGTTGGTGCTACACCAGATAGCGATATCGGTACAGCGAAAGCTAACCAGTACTACAGAATCTTCCGTGTGGATAACATCCTAGGCGCGTAAGATCGCTAAAAGAGAAGGAATAACCTTCCAAAAAGATTAAACTAGGGCGCTTTGGCGCCCTTTTTTTATAAGCTATTGATTTCATTGAAAACAAAAATGCGCCTGAACCGCAATTAACTGTGTACAAACGATTCGTAATATGTTAATATAATTATATCAAATGGAGAAAAACAAATGTTGTATATTAATGAAATCAAAGAAATGTTCAACTGCACATTCGACTATGCAGAAAGAGTTGTTGATAACATGGGTGGTCTTGGCTTTGACTTCTCTCAATCTTCGCAAGAAGAGTTTAATGCAACTGCAACTGAAATCTTTCAACTAATGGAAAGTGGAGTATTATAATGGAATTTACTTACTCAGACGATTGCTTCTCAGATCTTTTCAAGGACGTTAATGGTTTCCGTCCTCGTGGCTCTTTGATGGACGATTGGAATGATCGCACTCCTCGCCAGAAGCAAGAGCTTTGGAATGCTCTTTGCGATGAGCTTGAGGAAAATACTAAGGCTGAGAAAGCAGCTGAAGTAGTCGCTATCGAGAAGTTCGAAGCTCGTATCCAAGATATTATTGAGCTTGGTGCTGCTAATCGTACTAACGCTCTTTTGTGGATGTCTGGTACAGAGACATTCTATAATGTCCAATGTGTTGAGCATTTTGT